GATAGATGAAGCTGTAACTTCTAATTTAGCTTTTACTGCATCATCGCCTGCTACTAAATCTGCAGCTACTGAAGCTGATAGGTTATTTAGGTCACTTACAATAGATGTATCTGCTAACTGATAGGCTGCTGTGATTGCATCATCTGCAATAGCAAACTCTGATCTGATTGCAGTATCCTCTGCTGCAAACTCTGATCTGATTGCAGTATCCTCTGCTGCAAACTCTCCTCTAATAGCTACTGCTTCAGCTGCCAGTTGAGCGTCAGTTGCATAAGTTGAATCTAATGCTGCATCAAATGCCTCTAAAGCATCAACTCTAACTCCTAGTGCAGCATCAGCTGCAGTGAGTGTTGTATCTAATGTTGCAATTGTTCCATCGATTACTGTATCTGCTGCTGCAAACTCAGATCTAATAGCTACTGCTTCGGCTGCTAGTTGAGCGTCAGTTGCATAAGTTGAGTCTAATGCTGCATCAAATGCTTCTAAAGCATCGACCCGGACTCCTAATGCTGCATCTGCGGCAGTGAGTGTTGTATCTGCTGCTGCAAATTCAGATCTAATTGCTACTGCTTCAGCTGCTAGCTGAGCATCAGTTGCGTAAGTAGCGTCTAAAGCTGCATCGAATGCTTCTAAAGATTCAACTCTACTTGCAAGAGAAGAAGAAGCTTCTACAAATGAACCACTGATATCTTCTGCGATTTGAGCTGAAGAAGATACTAAGGTTGGTTTGTTAGCTACATCTGCATACTCTACAAAAGAAGCAGTCTGTGCTTGGACTGCGTTCGATGCATTGGATGCTGAGTAGACTGTCGAAGCTCTGTGTTCTCCTGAGTTTACATTACTACTCTTTAAACTAGAGTAAGTAATTTGTTTAGTAGTACCTCCATCAACAACAAGAATCTTTGCTGCATCAGTTAGAGAGGTAGTACTATTTAATTCAGAAATTTTAGTGACTGCCATTGTTTAGTGTTTATGATTGTGAGTAGTAAATAAAGTTTTTTCCATCTGAGGCTATCAAGTATCCGTCTTCAGTGATGAGCTTTGCCCAGGTCTCAGTGATAAGGAAGGTAGCAGGATCAATAGCACTGACTCCTCCTTGACTTCTTCCACCTCTTCCAGATTTAGCAGTTGCTGGTAACTGTTGAGGTGTTGCTCCATAAGGATAATTCTCAAGAGAGTTAGAACTTGCACGAACTGGATTCTTCGCTCTCTTTTGATTACGAACATCTCTCTCCTGTTCCCTTGTTCTGTAAGACTTAGTAATTGTTGCCATCTACGTAGTTGTTTGTTCTTAATAAATAGAAAACCTATTACAGAAACCTAACTTACAATCTTTTATTGTTAGTTGTTTGAAAATCCACCTTTTTTCATTGCTGATGCTTGTGCTGCACCTGCTTCATCGTTAGCTTGATCAATCTTATCAGTAGTTAATACTCCACCTTCTATCCTCACTTCTTCATGAGGTTCAATACCTAAACTATGTTCCATAGAAGCCTTCCAGTTATCTAACTGACCTAAAGCTTTTTCTTCTGCTCCTCCAAACCCTAAAGCAATCAAGTGCCAGTCTATCTGTGGATTACCTCCAACTCCTTTTACGTACCTTACTTTATTGTCTATTAGGAACTGTAAAGCTAAGTTACTCCAAACTGTAGTGGTTGTGTTTTCCTCTAACTTAGATTTTTTAAGATCATCTTTAGTAACGAGTTCAACATCAATACCTTGAGCTTTTAGTTTCTTGTAGTGAGCGTAGTCCGTAGTTTTGACTCCTTCATCTAAACTACCTGCAGTGAGTTCGTAACCCTTCAGCTCCTGTTCAAGTTCTTCTCTATCTTTAGCTTCAAAGTCAAACTCATCATTGTACCCGTAGTATCCTGAACCTCTTTTGAATACATGGGTTAGTCCAGCAGGTCCTAAGAATAAAGCAATCTCTCCTTCATCGAAAGTTCCTTCTTTCAATCTACTATTTGAAGTAAGTTTGTTCTCTACTAAGAACTTCTTTAGATCAAAGTTATTCATACTATTTTATTTTATCAAGCATTGAATAATATGAATTCTACTCCATCATGCTCTAACTCTAACTCTATCTCTCCACGATAAAATAACTTCCCACCGTATCCTGAGAATTCTACATCTGTGTTGAATTTTATATCCTCTTCGTTGTCTTCATAATCCTCGTTGTGAGGTTGTATGAATGTATCATAGAAGGCATCCTTTAGATCTTCTTCAAGATCATCGCTACCTGGAGCACCGTTAGAGTTGTTTATTTTATAAGCATTCACTCCATCGTGAGATTCCCCAGTGAGGAAGGACCAGTAGGTTCCTGAAGACTGTTCTGCTATTCTTCCATTAGAAGTAAGTTTGTTCTCTACTAAGAACTTCTTTAGATCAAAGTTGTTCATTGATTTCATATTACTTATGCTTCTTTAATCTTATCAACGTCTATAGAGCTATATCTCGGTAGTAACTCAAAAGTGTATCTCTAGAGGCAGTTGATGCGATTTTTTTATCTACTACCAGTAAGCCACTTGTTTCATCAAGCGGGATCACAAAAGCTTCATCTGTAAAATTTCCGTATATATAGTCCTGTTTGTCGTAATTATAGTAAGTTACATGATCGATCCATTCATCAAATAGCTCAATTCTATCTTCTTCTTCTTCGTCTCCAAAGTATACATCCATTACGTAATCTGCTACACCTTGCTTATTTAAGCTTTGCTGGAAATCTGGCATCTCGTCTATACTGAATTCAGAGCTGTCGCCTATTATGTTGTATACGTTACGAGCTCCATTACTCTCTTCTGCGAGTCTGCTAGATGTGGTAAGTTTGTTCTCTACTAAGAACTTTTTTAGATCAAAGTTATTCATACTATTAGGTGTTTTTAATAAATAGAAGAGTTTTTACTATCACTAGCCGTCGCAGCTAAGGCAGTCCTCAGAAGTTCTACTACCAATATCTCCATTTATTACTGAATCAGTTCTTAGATAGTAAAGAGTTTTGATACCTAACTTCCAAGCAGTGCGGTGTACCAAGTTGATAAACTTCGGACTGTCAGTTGGATCAAATGCTAAGTTCAAAGACATAGCCTGATCAATGTACTTCTGTCTTACTCCTGCTTGTTCTACTAATCCTAACTGATTGATCTCTGCAAAGGTCAAGAATACTTCTTTATCTTCTACTGGCATAACATCTTCAGGTAAGTTAGCTACTGATCCTCTGTCCTGTAAAATAACTTTCCATACTTCATCAGTATTGTGTCCGTTCTCTTCTAAATAAGTCTCTAAGACTGGATTCTTTCTGATAAATGTACCCTTGGTTGAGTTGAATGTGTAGATGTTAGCTGGGATAGGTTCAATACCTGCTGATACTCCTCCAGAAATAGTTGAGTTACTTACTGTAGGTGCAATAGCTAAGAGGTGAGTGTTTCTCATTCCAGTACCTTTACACCATTCTGGTTCTCCGTATTCTTCTGCTAACTTTCTGGATGCTGCTTCTGCTTCATTTCTAATCTGAGAGAAGATAGTATTAGTCCAGGCTGTTGATGCAATAGAGTTGAAAGGTAATCCTTTTGATTGTAAGAAAGTATGCCATCCTAATACTCCTAGTCCTAATGCTCTACCCTTCTTAGCTGAACGGTAAGTTCTAATCATAGATTCCTTACCATTAGTCTTGTAAAGGAACTCTTCCATTACTCCATCTAAGAAGTAAATAGCAGTTTCTACTAAATCTGTATTCTTCCACTCTTCATACTTCGCTAAGTTCAGAGAAGATAGACAACAGATAAAACTATGCTCTTCATCAGTATGTAAAGTAATCTCTGAACAGATGTTAGTCATACTTACATTGAGATTGTTCTTAGTGTAAGCTAATGGATTGACGTTATTTACGTTATCCTTGAACATCAAATAAGGTTCTCCAGTCTCTACTCTTGATTTCAAGATCTCAACCCATACTTCCATTGCTTCTGGATCTCTTCTCTCTAATCTATGCATAAAGTCATCTCCAACCATTACTGCCTGGTGTAAGTTCAAACACTGACGGTTAGGATCTCCTTTAGGTCTTCTAATCTGTAAGAACTCTTTTATGTCTACATGATCAATATCTAAGTTTACAGATGCTGCTCCTCTTCTAACTGCTCCTTGGTTAGTTGCAATGATAGTAGAGTCGTAAATCTTAGCCCAAGGTACTACGCCTTCTGATTGTCCTATCTCTCCTTTACCTATTTCATGTCCTCTTCCTCTAATACGGGAAAGAGAAATACCTACACCTCCACCTACAGAAGTTAGTTTCATCAACTCTGCATTCGTTAGACCTATCCCTCTAATACTATCAGGTGTGTCGATACCAAAACAGGAGATAGGAAGTCCTCTGTCTGTTCCAGTGTTGGATAAGACAGGAGAAGCTAAGTTCAACCACCCTTTCCACATGTACCTTTGAAACTTAGCAGACAGTTCTGGTCTGCCTAATCTCATTGCTACTCTATCTGCTACCCTCTTGTAGGCTTTCTTTGGAGTCTCTCCTGGCATCATGTATCCTTTAGATACAGTTGCTAAGGAGATCTCACTCATCCATTCAGGATAGTCTTTTCCAGCGACCCAGTCACTGTAGTTTACTTCTATTGACATAACTTATTGTTTAAAATATTGAAGATTCATCCCAGGTCATATGTCCTTTTGAATAGTTAGTTACTCTACTGGCAAAGAAGTCTGTGTGGATTTTTCCAGCTATTACACTATCAAACCAGAGCATTGTCTTTAGAGCACCTTTATCTATCTCTGAAGAAGGTATTAGAGGTTTCAATCCTAAATCACCCATCTTAGTGTTTACTCTATGCTTGATAAAGTTCTTCAACTCATTCTTAGTTAGATTCTCTAAATCACCCATCTCAAAGATCTTATCAATAAAATTGAACTCTAAATCTAAGGCAGCAGTTGCTGCTTCTCTGATCTCTGTGATCAATCTATCAGTCTTCAACTCTGGATGTTCTGTCATCAACTGTCTGAATAACCAGCATCCTGCATTACTGTGAAGTGATTCATCTCTTACTGACCACTCTACAATCTGACCCACTCCTTTCAACTTGTTTCTCATCTTGAAAGATAATAGTACTGCGAAAGAAGAGAATAGATTTACACCTTCTGTAAATGCAGAGAAGATAGCTAACGATCTTGCTACCTCGTGGTAATCAGTCTCTCCATTATGACCATCTCTTACATTCATTAGACTTTCAATCTTTGCAGCAGTTGATTCATCTTCTAAGAACTCTGCAAAGTTATCTAAACCTAATTGCTCATTCAATAAGGAATATGCTTCAGCATGGATTGTTTCAAATGCTCCAAAGGTAGTAGCCATCATAATGATCTCAGGCTTCCTAAACCACTTTGTTACAAGACCAGTCCAGTAGTCATTTACCACTGTTTCTGTTTGAGCGAATCCTTTCAAGATACCCCCTACAACATTCTTCTCATGATCTTTTAGATTTGCCTTCCAGTCTGTTACGTCATTTGCCATTGGAACTTCAGTATGAATCCAATGTGCTTGTTGTTGTTTCAACCAAAAATCATGTGCCTCGGGATACTCGAATGGTTTGTAAACCACTCTCTCTTGTAATATACTCATACTTTATATATTTGATAAACTGTTAGACAAAAACAGCCTCTGGACGTATTGCTAGAGGCTGTAGACATAAATAGGATTAGGACCCTACTTCTGTTGCTCTAATTCAAAAAACTTTTTAGCTAATAGCTTCTTGTCTAAGGAATCGATACCTGGGATAGAGGTAGGTGCAGGAGCTCCAGTGGAAGTCATCTCTGCGAGAGAGTCAGGATCTAAATCACCTAGTATCTCTATGTGACCGTTATCCGTATTTACTGCTGCTTGATAACTCATTCCATCTAATCCATACCTGTTTTTCATAATATGGAACCTTCCAGTACCGTTTACCTTGTCCTCTTTCATTCTGGATAAAGAGATTGCAATATCTGCTACCATTAGCTTATCATAACTTCCTGCTGCTTTATCTCCTTCGATAATCTGATCCTTAGCTCCCATTCTATTTACCTGGGAAGGTGTTAGTACCGGGACTCCTAACTCTTTAGCTAATCCTTTTGAAGCTACATACAGATCATCGATCTCATCTTTTCTCTCTCCAAACTTACCCTTCTGAGGAGTGTTTAAATAATCTACATAGTCTATGATAATAAGGTCAGGCTTATGTTCCTGATCAATACATCTCTGAACATGAGCTTTGATAGTAGAGATACCTGCTCCCTTAGGAGGATACTCTTTTACAATAAGATTACCAGGTAACTCCTCTACCTTCTTCTCTACCTCTTCTCTGTGGTTATTTACCTCTTCAATAGAATAACCAGTGAAGTAACAGTCAAACCTCTTCCCTACATAATCCTCACCTAACTCTAAGGTGTAGTAGTTTACATTATATCCACACTGTACAGCATGTGCTCCTGCAGCAACCATAGTCCAGGATTTACCTCCTCCAGGATTACCAAATACAATAACTAAATCTCCAGGTCCAAATCCACCTTGGAAGTTGTTATTGAACATAGGCCATGGTGTTGGTATAGTAGGCCTGTAATCTTCTCTATATCTTACTTCAATATCCTTATTGTAGTTGTGACCTATGTCTTTACTCATTCCTGCTTTCATTGCAGCATCAACTCTGGATCTAATAGCATCATAGTTTCCTGCATCCAGTAAGTCTGCTGACTCTAATAATGCTGCTTTCAGTTCTTGATTCTTACAGAAAGTAGTAAACTCCTCCTGAACATACTCTAAGTCCTCTTTAGTAGCTTGATAAGAGTGTCTCAACTCTTCTCTTGCTGCAGTCTTTAGAATGTCATTGTCTAACTTCTGCAACTCCACTTTTAGGACCTCCATAGTGATAGTAGTATTGTATTTGTCAAAATAATTTACTACCTCTTTGACGATCCACTTATGAGCTTCTGCATCAAAGTAATTCACTTGAAGTACATCCCTTACATCTAATAAGAACTTCCGTTCAGTAAGTAGGGCACCTATTACTTTTATTTGAAATCCTTTTCCGTATTCTGATAGTTTCTGTAACGTCACTGTATATAACTTTTATTTTAATATAAAACCTTTTCCTTTCTAATCCAACTTATTTTACACTAAAGTTTGCTAAAGGTCTATAAACTTCTAACCAACCTTCTGTGTTCTTAGTTATTCCGGATACTTTGTCTTGCTCTAACAAATATAGGAATGCCATCACATTCAAAGTATTCGGTTTATTGAATAAGACTCCTTCTATTTCCTCTACCTGGTAGTCCGTCAAAGTCGGTTCCTGTAGATTCATTAGTTCATAGTTAGTATCTACTCTATGTTTGTATTGGAGTATAGATGCAAAGATTTTCTTTCCGTCTATATTTCTCTCACAGGTCTCATAAATGTCTTCTAAAGAGACACCTGGTCTTTCTATGAGGTAGTTGAACTCCTTCAATAAAGTCTTGATTCCTAACCCTCTTACACCAGATAAGTTGTCTGAGTTATCTCCTAACAAGCTCTTTGCTACAAGATAGTTTTCAGGTAACATACCTACTTCTGATTTTACCATAGATGGATCATAGAACTTCTTCTTGATAGGAGAGTACACATTCACATTCTTAGTAACTATCTGTAAGAAATCCTTATCTGAAGATACAATAGTTGCTTTGTTACCTTTTCTATCTGCTTCATTTGCTATGTAAGCGATAACATCATCTGCTTCTACCTTATCTACAGTTAGGTGTTGGATTGGTAGGCATTCTAAGTAGTCATACAGTCTGTCTAACTGATCACCCATAGAGGCGTACTCTTGTTCCTTGTTATCAAACATCTCCCAGTTTGTGACCCTTACTCCCTCTCTTTGTGCCTTGTAGTTGGAATCAATATTCTTTCTGGATTGAGAAGAACCCTTTCCATCAAAAACTACAATCACTCTGGTTGGTTGAATGGTCCTGGTAACATACCCAAGACTCCTCATAAACCCTAATAAACCTCCTACATGATGTCCGTCTGGTGTGATACTCTTTACTAAAGTAAAACTCCTGATGAATGTATTTAGTCCATCAATGATCAGAGTGTGATCATTGTAAAGGGCCGGGGGTGTCTCCTGTATGTTACCTAATAACCTTAGTTGTTGAGCCTTATTCATTAGCTGCTGGAGGTATTTCACGAGGATCTTCTCCAACTTCAGGCTCTTCTACTAAATCAAAATCTACTGATCCTAATAAGGTCAACCATCTGTCCTTATGTTGATCTTTGTACTTATCAATTGCTTTCTTATCGTCAGGAATAAAACCATGAGGTGTCATAACAATTCTACCTCTGGATTGAATACCGTTGATATGATTCTTCTCAATCTGAATGTTAGTACGTTTTGCAAACTCTACCTGTAAACCATCTTTGATTGCTTTGATCTTAGAAGTACCAGGGTTTGTAATGTTACCAAACGTTACTACTAACGTTGCATCATACCACATTGACATACCTCCTTTGTTCTGTAACTTAGGCATACCCATTGGTGATTCAGGTTTCATAGTCCAAACCTTATTGATCGCTACTAACGAGTTGGTGTAAGGAGTTCCTTCTTTTCTTGATAAGAGAATCTTTTGATTCAAGTTATTACCAAACTGTGTAGACATTGCTCCTGCATTCCACTCATTATTGTTCTTATTAGAACGTACCGATAAGTCACAAGGTACAGAACCAATACTATCCCAGAAGAAACACATATCATAAGGTAGATTCCCTTTAGCTTGTTCGTCCTGAAGATCAGCCATAAACACAGCTACATCTTCAATAGTATTCAGTTGACCTCTATCTGCATAAATAAAGAAACCTTCGTAATCATAAATCTCTCCAGTATCTTCATCTACTACTTCTTCAAACTCAAGACCCATCTCTTTAGCATGTTCCCAGGACCACTTCATCTCAGTCACGATGAAGACAGGTAAGATACCCATCTTCTGGGCACTTACTGCTGCTTCAATCAAGGCTGTGGTTTTTCCTGTATCTGAATGACCTCTCAATAATGTGATGTGACCATGTGGGATACCTGGCATAGAAGTGATTTCTTGGAATGCTTTAGATACTGGTATCCAAGCTTGTTCCTTGAACTTTACAGAGGCATTACTCAACCTCTTGTTCTTTTTGAATCTATTTAAGTCAAAGCCGGACTTGATCTTCGCAGATGCGGCTTTACTTACTTCTGTTGTTTTCTTAGCCATTAACTTTTATCTTAGAAGGGTAAATCATTATCTCCACTAAACAGGTCATCAAACTTTGTTGCAGTTGATGGTTTAGACTCAGTAGCTTTTTGTACTGTGAAGTTGTTTGCTGGTGCTTGAACTTCAGCAGGAGCTGCAGGAGCTGGAGAGTTTAGATCTGCTTCTGGATCTAAGTAAGAAGTTAGTTGCTTCTTGATGAAGTCAAAACTGTACTTAGTAAAAGAATCATCTGCCTTAGGTTGAGTCTTCAACCAGGTCTCTACTTTGACGTTATCGTCACTTAGTGCAGATGCTTGCATACGAGGACGAATAGTTGTCTCTGGGTAAGGATTACCCTGTACTACTTCTACGTTTAGATCACGACCTGCCATTACATCTGTAAAGTCACCAATCTCTTCGTCTGCTGCATAAGACATCAACGTCTTGTAAACGTTCTTTCCAAATCCCCATAGACGAACTCCTTTGTCTTCTTCCCCTCTAACTACTACAGGAGCAAAGATACGCATCTTAGGATTCAACTTACCTGCTAACGACCAGTTATCACGGTCATCTGTTTTCTTCAACTCATTTACAAAGTCTACTACAGGATCTTGCATACCAAAGTTTGATAATGCAATCATTGGATACTTACCTACTCCATAGTGGAAATACAGCTCACGGAATGGAAAGTCTGGATTGTAGAAAGAAGGTACAATACGAATTTGTGATTTACCTTGTGGTGGTTTCCAGAAGGTTGCCTCGTAGTCAATCTTTTCTCGTTGTTGGCCGGAAGTGTTCATAGAGTCCAGCTTAGCTCTAATTGCGGATAAATCCATACAAAACTAATTTTTAAAGTGAAACTTATTGTATATAACTTAATATAAGAACTATTAGTTAGAGATCCAACTAAAGTTCTATTATTTTTCTCTTTTCATAACTTAATTTAGTTCAATGATCTTGAACAATTTTGTGTTTACTCTTTTCAAGTCACTTCCTCTTGTTAGAAGAATACAGTTCCTGAAATCATTCCAGTCTACCTTGTAACTTGAGTCCGCTACACCTCCATTTAGTTCTTTGATCAAAGTGTTCAATGCGTTGATAGTGTAGAGAGTGTTTGAGTCTTTTTTTCTATGTACTAAGATAGTATTATCTAAGAAGTTAGATACATTACCAAAATCTACATTGTAGGTACAGATGTACTCATCACTACTCTTGGAATAAAGTACAAATATCTTATTGTAAAGTATTTGGTACTTACTCTGAATAGTCTCTAAAGTAGAATCTAACTCCTCCTCAGTGGAAAAAGTACAGAATAGTTTATTACTCATATTATTGTTGGAATCGAAAAAATCGAAGTCGTAATCAAAACTTGGTTGTATCATTATAACTCTTTTTATAAATAGAACTTATTTTACATAACTAAATTATCACTGTATCTGAACTTTACAGGGTACTTCCCACCTTCTGAGAGTATCTCTTCTAAATCAGATAAAGTATCTTTACCATCTTGTTTACTAAAGTCAAATAGAATAGAATCATAAGTGTATAAACTCACTTTAGTTTCTTTGTTCTGTAAGTACTTT